TTATTTAAAATTCAATTTTTCCAGAATTTCCTGTCTCCATCCAAGATTAAAATTATTATTAATTTTGTTATACGAATCATTAATAGATTGCAACAATTTAAAGTCATTCTGTTTATTTTCAAGAAGAAAAATAACTTCTTCATTCATTAAAGGAAATATTTTCACTAAATCAGTATAAGCATCCATATTAGAATCTTTTAAGGGTACTCCAGCAATTGCTCTCCAAATATTAATAGTATTTTCATCCATTTCATTTGCAATGAATAAAGTAATAACATTCTTAGGTGATTTTTCAATTGTTAAATTAGTTGCGTGTCGTAGTACTGGCTCCCATTCACCACGTTTTTGAGCTTGACTGTTCATCAATGTAACTTCAAGCATTAAAGTAAGATTATCGTAATCGATTACAATGTCTCCAGCTCCACCAGCTGCATGTGATAAGGGAAGCATATTACCATCTAATGTCAAGTTCATACTTTTTGTTATATAAAACTTTGCATCTGATATATAGTACCATGCAATGGCCATAATATATTCATAAATGGTTGGAACAGTTGCTGACTCAGAAACCTGTTTTTTTATTTCAACATCATCACGAACAGAGAATAATGGTAACAATGAAATAATCTTTTTTTTAGGAAACTCTTTTTTAATAAATTTTCTAAAATCCATTTCTCTTTTATTAATAACAGTGTCTTCTAAGTCAGTAATATCCGTAGAATCAAATATCTTTTTAATTTTACTTAATAAATCATCTTCAGAGATGCTTAATATTTCTTCAGTATTTATATCCCTATAAAATGAAAACGTTAAGTTAGATTCATAATTTTCATATAAATCTTCACCAGATATTTTTATATTATAAAAAATTTCTTTAATCAGTTGTTGATTAGTTACATTGACCAATCCATTTGAAAAATCAATAATTCCTGTTAAATTAAATGTACGCTTTGTCATGTCACGATATTCGTCAACTATATACTCTTTTTTGGACAAAACAAATTGCCTATAAATATCTATATTATCGTCAGATAACAACAAATTATCTTCGTTAGCTTCCAAAAATTCTTCTACGTTACTTTTTTTATTAAAAACTGATTTTCCAAAAGCAAAAGCTTTTTTAATCTTATCATTAGATACATAATCTAATAAATTTGATAAATTACTATCATCTGGTTCATTTTTAAATTTTAGCAAATCAGTTACAAATTTATAGTATAATCCTTGAGTATTTGATGATTTCCTGTTTACAAATATTTCATTAAACTTTTCTTCATCAATAGATTCACCAGAAAACAAATCATTAATATCGTAATCTATTATCTTGTCTGGAAATTTCTCCTCGACAAACTCAGCAAATACTTTATTATTATTTGAAACTTCCGCGTAGTCACTGATTATAGACTCAACTTTAGAATTTTTTGTTTCTGGCTTAATAAGATGAATTAATGTTAAAAAGTCTACTTGAGGTACATTTTTATATTCAGATAAAAGTCTCAAAGCCACACGAAAAGGATAAAAGAAATTTTTGCCATCATGGGAATAAACTCTTAATTTCAGCAACTGCCTTAGAAACAAAATATTATTTAAATCAATACCTAGCAATCTTTCAATTTTGTCAGCTGACTTTAATTTATTATTGATCCAATTTCTAGATACTTCAGATAATTCCCTTTTATCGTTTACTAATCCAATCTTTACAAGAGCACTGGTTAAAGTTCTACCACGTTTTGCAAAGTCTTCTGTATTATTTCTCGAAAACAAATCCGACTTTGACAAAACTCTAGAGTAAAAATCTGCCTGTGATTTCTTATTCCAAGACTCAAATTTATCATTTGTTTCCATTAAGTAAGGTAGTAGAGTTTTGTAATCATCTATTAATATTTTACGACGAAAACTTGTATCTCCCAGATTAAATGTTTTTGAAGATTTTGTTAACTGCATTTTTAATCTCCTAATAGTAATTTGTTACAAGTACCTCTATCGTCTCATTCTGTTTAGCTTGGGAATGATAATTACTATTATTATACTGATAGTTTAGTACATGTAGATTATATTTATTTGACCACTCCTTTAATATCTCATTTTCCTGACCTTTATGCAAAATTACATTAGATAATGCAAACTTTGCCCCACATTTGTCAACCTCATCCAAGTATTTATATAGTTCGTATTCATTTTTCTTAGTCCACATTCCATTTTCATTGTAGGAAGCAGTAGAAATCAAATAAGGAGGATCTGCATATAAAAAGTCACCTTTTTGAAAGGATACTTCTTTATAATCTTTGGAACTAAATCTTATTTTATAATTTGAAATAATCTGTGAAAATTCCACTAATTTTGACTTCATTTTGTTATTGAAATCTCTTTTTCCCACCGGAAGATTATACTGTCCCTTAGAGTTAAATCTAATTTGGTTATTAAATCCAAATACTATTAACAAATAAAATAAAATAGGATTTGGGGATTCATTGTAATCCTTACGAAGTTTTAAAAACTTTTCTTTATTATAATTTCCTAATCCTTTCATACTATTGCATCCATAAAAACTATATCCATTTTTACTAGTATTGGATAGTCCATAAGCTTCTATTTTGTCCTCTATTTTACAAATAGTATCTTCAATGGAATTAGTAGATAAAAATTCAAATAAATCAATCACATGATATTCAATATCATTCATCAAGTATGAATTGGCTATATTATCGTGTATCAAATTTACAGTAACGCTACCACCACCTGCAAACAAATCAATAAAATTTTTATAATCATTAGGAAACAATGGTTTTATTTGAGGCAATAGCTTGTATTTTGATCCAGTATAGTTTAATGCAGATTGGATTATATCATTTTTTTCTATGTATTTTTTTTTAACTTCACATAAATATAGCAGTTCTTTATGATTATTAATATTAGATTGTCCTGTTGTAAATGCGTTAAAATCTGTTTCAAATACCCTTACATTCCCTCTTTTCTTTAAGCTAAAAAGTATTTCATCATTTGATATCTTTGCATTTGAACGTGAATTTCCCTTCTTAGCCATATTACTATAGGAAACCAGTATATACTTAGCATTAATGTGCATAATTAAGTCATCAAATGCAATAGGTGCTTTAGATTTCGTATAATCAGATGATTTTTCTTTCCTATTCACGGCCTTCATGGCGACACCCTCTACCTCTGGCTTTTTCCATTCCATGACGTTCTCTAATACATGATATGCGCTTTCATATCCTCTCGAATTATATGGAGTATCTATATAAACCAAATCGGATTTTATTTTTCTAACTAATTTATTTGCATCCATATTGTAAATTTCATTACAAGTATTATTATTCACATCTGGCATTTTTAGATAAATAGATTTAAAACTGTCCATGTGTTTTCTATAAGCATCGAAATGTCCTACTGTATTTGCTACTTTATCCATGGCATATAGAAGAGATGTTAAAAGAAACGATTTTTCTCTTTTATTAACATTATTAAGCAATTCAATTTTTTCACGTATTGCATCAATTTTTTTTGCATTCTCAAGTGAAAAGTATTTATTACCAAAATTTTTAGTGACATATCCATTAATTCCATTTATATTATTTAATTTCTTTAATATATTTGAAATTTTAGTTTTATTTACTTTTTCATTACCAAACCATGTTTGATAAGAAATATAATTAGATGTCAAAATATCATTGACTATAATTCTTTTCCCTTTCTCTCTAAATAAGTCAGCTACTACCCCTGTACCTCCAAATATATCTGCGACGGTGTTAATACTTGTGGTATTTTCATCAACAATTTTATAAATAAAATCTAGCATCCTCTGCTTACTACCAAGATATCTCCTATTTTTTATATGTAATGTAGATTCATCATTCGAAAATAATGATAATTGCTCTACACTTTGTTCGACCAAATTTTTATCAATTAATACGGCTTGATCATCTGTCCAGACATTTTGATGCCCTATTTTACTTTTAGGAGCAGGTATTTTTTCTTTTTTTATCCAATTATTTAGTGTTTGCCGTGTAATATCGTACTTATTTATTAAGTCCCTCGTAGTTTTCATTTAGGCATCATACTCCTTTTACAGTTAAACGTATTTTAGCACAACTCTGTATAAAATTTATATAGACCTGGCTCTAAATATATATACGTTTTTAAACTAAAAATGTACTTGTTATAAAACAGTGTAATTTCAAAATTAATAGTTAAATATTAATCAGAATTTATATATATAGTTAATAAAAATCACAACGGAATAGGTAGTTTTATTTTTGTAGCCTTTAACAAATTTAATCGGTTCAAAATACATATTAAAAAAATATAGTCTAAACTTCTTGATACAAGATTTGCATTTTATAAAACGTAATTTCCAAAACACATAAGTGTTAAAGAATAAGACCAACCATCATAGATTACCATTCCAATGATCTGCTATGAATATTACCACTCCTAAATTGAATCTGAAGTACATTGAAACTAGTATAAGATATATATTCTCTAACTATTCGAGGTACTAACATAAGAATAAAGCAGTTAGGAAAAAGCCACTATAAATTTTAGGAGCTTAAATCATTTCTTCATAAAGATTCAAATAAAAAAGAAGCACATCTTACGATGCACTTCTAGTATGATCTTAATCTACCGACACTGTTTTACCTCGGTTTTATTTATAACTACTACATCTAAAAAATATTAAAACTCCACTCTCTATGCCAGTTGCAGGATTTACCATGCTTGATATGACAACGTTTATAGCATGTCGGTGGGAAATACGTGCAAACTGTTTTAAATTATCTTTTTTTTATAAATAATATTTAGTTTTTTGACCAACTTTTTAAGCGATTATTTGTCCTATTTCTTCTATATTATATCACCAACTTTAGATCGTTTTGAAATTAAAAGAAATATCCTCTGGTAATCTCGTAATTTAATTCATAGCGATTTGAAAGGCTAGAAATTCATCTCGCTAAATTAGGAGGATCAACTATGATTACTGATGAACAATTTGAATACGAACGCAACAATGTAAAAGAGTTTAAAATGTTAAACCCTCTATTTACCAAAAAAGGTATGCGTCACATGTCAATTTGTGGGATTGTTATTTCCCTGGCTCATGTTAAAGATTATCGAGAGAAAACTCACATCAGATCAGTACTCGCTGACGCAGCTAATCAAAAGACTTCAAAATATATGGACGGTTTCCACAAAATCTATTGTGTAGATAAATAAAGTTTTAAATTTGACACTGCAAACTTAGCGGTGTTTTTTTCTATCTTTATTTGCTAATTGTGTTGACTTTGTACGCTCGAGAGTGTAATATAATAGATGTAGAGAGGAGGAACAAAAGAAAAGAAGGGAGGTAAATGATGAAAGGTAAGCATCAAAAAAAGCCTGACATTAACAAAGTATTAGTCATCTTAGGATTGGTAACAGCAATCTTAGACTTAATCGACCACATACTTGATTTAATATCAAGACTTATATAAAGGTACAAAGTAAGGGGCGAGACCTCTTGCTTTGTGTACACTAAATTATATCATACCTTTCATTTCAAATATTATGAAAAAGACACTTATTGTACTTCTAACGATTCTCATAGTCGTATTGCTAATATCAATAATATTAAAGTTAACCATATTATTTAAATGATAATTTACATGTATCTTATAAATAAGGAGCTCTTACTATGACAGAAAAATTAAGTGCTGCAAGAATCAAGGCAAACAAGAAATGGGACGACGAAAATAGAGAACGTAAAAGATATTTAAATAGCAGATCCGCTGCACGAGGCTTCATTAAAAACAAGGCTACCGCAGACGATATTGAAGAACTAACTAAGTTGCTGGCCAACAGAAAGCAGGAACTAAATTTAAAATAATACGGACACGAAAAAAAGCCCCCTGCCTATATTAGGTAGAGGGCTTTAATAATTTGATAGCGGAGCAGCATATCAAAATTAAACGATTTTTCATTTTTAATAACTACGGTTCAACATGCCTGCTGAACTCCTTAATTATATCTAATTGTCTCTTAAATAGATATCGTCAGTTTTGCAAAAGTGTCTAAAGTGATCACTCACCTTTATACAAAATCTGAACCAGAAGTATATTCAAACGGTAAATATTCATTAGTTGATACTCTGGCCATAGGTATCCCATTTATTATATTGATTTGATCGTATTTGAACGCCTTACCGATAGTTACGCCATCGTTAACAACCCGCTTGCCGTCTTTATTAAATAATGGCGCTGGTTGACCTTCCAAATAATTAACAATTACTACATTACTAAATTCTGTCTTACTAATAGGAATATACACATTAGTTGAAATTCGATAATGTGGTTCATCGTTAATTAATTTAATTTGATCACTCTCCCACATTGAATCTTTCTTATATTCAATAGGTCGTGTAGATCCCAATGAATCGACTGGGTGGACGTCTTCAATTAACTTAATTACATTTTCAACTTTTGGCTTAGGTGGTGCAGTTGCCACTTCAGGAGGATCAATATCAATTTCTTTATCAAAGATACCCCAATCATATGACATGTCTTGACCACCACTGCTCCAACTTGAGGTATACTGCCAACCAATTACGTTTCCGGAAACTCCCACCGCGTTAACTCCGTAATTCGCTACCCAGGTAGGGTGCTTAGAAGCGTTTAACACGGGATTGTTTCCCCAGAACCAACTAGCCATAGCATATTGAACGATATTAGTATATCCGTGTTCTTTCAAGTAATTAATAAACGTATCGACGTAACCAGATACGTTAGATTTATTTAAACTTGGATCCTCAACGTCTACGCATAGCGGCGTATTTTTGCCAAATCCTAAGTTAGCCACTGACTGATCAAAGAATTTAGCTTCTTTAATTGCATCCGAAATCCCAGTAGCTAAAAAGTAATGGTAAAAACCTACATTCATTCCAGCTGCTAAAGCATTTTTAGCTTGAGTTCTGGCTTTTGGATTCAAATAGTTAGATCCGTCTGCACTACCTTGCGTAGTTTTAATGAAAACACTACCTACTCCATGACTTACAAAGTTTTGAAAAAATTGTAAATCTGAACGTTGATAACTAGAGATATCAGCAAAATATTTAGCCATTTTAGTTCCTCCTCGTGTTGATTTTAGTATCGTATTTAGGTGTTGAGACTTCGACCGGTCCAGATGATTTAGAATTAGACGTTTTGTTATCTACTTCATAACCTCCGAAGGCCCCTTTAATACCGGTGAATAGACCTGATGTCCAACCACCGACTAAGAAACCTGCAATACCAGCCTTTACGATATTTACATCGTGATATGCAAGCGCAACAATAACTCCAATTAAAATACCTACTGCCATTGAAATAAACGGCATGTAGGCATTTTTAATTCTTGTTTTTTTAATACCACTAGTTAAAACGTAGCAGCATATTGCGATTAACAATAGCTCACTTGCATTTATCAAATTTAAATTTTGAATTATATCCACTTATTTTTCCTCCTGGTTCATTTCTCTCTTTAGTTCACCAATTTGCTTCGTCAACCCGTCAGTTACTTTCCTTTGAGTTCTTAAATCATCTTGAACGTGCTTCAATTTAATTTCCAACGCTGTATTATTTTTTATTAAGTCTGAACGTTCACTAACCAAAGCATTGATTTTATCTACATTTTCAATGTAATGATCACCACTATTTTTCATTTTTTGAAGCCATAATCCAAAGAATCCCGTTACAAATGCACCACCAATTGCAGATATAACAAATTTAAAATTATCTACCAATCTGGATTACTCCATAAGGCTTCTAGCAAAATCTTAATAATGATAATAAGCGAAATCATGGTAGTGAAATTAGGACTAAAATGAACGATTCCAATAACTTGCATCATAGCTATGTCATGGAATAGAAACATTAAAAAATAGAACGCCCAAATGAAAAGTGGTAGAAATGTAACTAACTTTTGATTAAGTCCTCGTAAATAATGGAAGGAAGAAATAATTACATACAACCCCACAGTTACAACCGGAATCGAAAATATTGGTTCATCAATGTGCATTACAAAATCTGGCGGACGATCAATAAAATTATTGGATAAAATCATGGTAATTCCTAATGCTAAAGTCTCTAGCCCGTTGATAAACCAAGCTCGGTTAAGCCTAAAGTAAAGCCACTTTGTTCTTTTTAATTTTGCTTTTGGATTACCCAATTAAATCACCCTCTTTTTATACAAAAAAAGATAGCCTCTCGGCTATCCTGCATCACTTGTATATTCTTCGCCTGTAATATCCTTGAAGTCATCTTTTGAGATAATTAATGGAACATACCCGATAATATCTTCCTTTTTTAGTGTTCCCCAGCCGAATTCCATTTTAAGTAATCCTATCATATTAATTTCCTCCATTTTCTGTTGCAGTTGATGTATCTGTATCAGCACTTGTCGTATCTGGTTCTTGTGCCGCCTTAATTCCAATGACTTCTTTAGTCAATTGTGTAACTGCTGATTGAAGTTCATCACTAATATTCTTTTGATCAGCGTTATCAGCCATCAAGCTCAAATTCTGCTTGGTACTTGTTGTTAAAGCTGTCTTCAAATCTTCGATAATTTTAGTTAGTTGCAAATTTTGAAGAGTTAACTTAGTTAATACATCGTTGTATTCTTCGTCTGGTGTCATATTTGTTGATTTATGAACCAAAGCATTATCAGTGGGGCGAATAGTCCAATTGAATTTCTCTGAAATAGAAAAGGTTGGGTCATCTTCTACGACAATCCAACCTTTGTTTTTATCCTGATAAAGTGATGAGGGATATTCTGCAATATCAGTAATATTTCCATCATCATCTTGTTTAAAAGCTACTTTAACCATTATTCTCCCTCCTTATAGTTAGTTACGTATGCTATATGTGGCAACGATTTAGGAATAGCTGCGATAATCTCATCAACTGTGTTTAAACTGCTACTACCTTTACCAGCAGCCAGATTACCTTCGACTTCAACAGTCCCATTACTAAATGAAAATGAAAGCGATGTACATCCGACGTAATAGTATAGACTACCATTTGGGTAAGCCGCTTTATAATTTTTCCATGTCCCTTGATAATAAGTTTCAACGTCATTCACACCAAGATATGTCTTTAAGGGACTATCCAAAAGGCTATAATTAGAAATTCCGTTAAGAATGTACTGCTTAGGAATTCTAACTACGCTTGGTAGACCCATATATGCCAATCTCGTTCTATAAACACTATCCGTTGAAGTAGCCGGATCTACAAAATGTATTTCCAACCCGTCTCCAATATTATTGAAGTCTTTTGATACTCCAACAAGCGAAGCACTAGTTGAATCACCAACAAATAAATAACTCCCGACGGTTAATTGTGAAACTTCTTTCTGACTTGTGTAGGAGTTAACATAATCTACTGTTAAGTCAAATGTTGATATTAAATTATCATCCTTATCCTTTATTGATCCCTGAGTTGTGTTAACATTCATGGTTCCGTCATCGTTATATTTAAAACTAACTGAAGGGTTAATTCTAGTATCATCAGCTAAAACTTTACGAGTAAATATAAGAGTAAGTTTAAAATCTGTGTATGTATGATTGGGCTGTATTCCATCATAAATAAGGTAGTTAACTCCTGGATTTCCAAGTGCAACAATCTGGTTATCAGCATCTAATAAGGCCAAGGAATATCCTGAACCAGAAAATAAAGCATTTATAACTATGCTTTTGCTGCCAATCATAGCTATATTTTTGCCATAACTTGGATAGTATTGTGCTGGAAATATACCCGGATTTGTCCAATTAGCAATTGAAGTATTTTGGAATGTTGGCAGTGCAGTCGGATTTAGAACGATATCATCAATTGGTTTTGTTGTAAACTGTTTAACGCTCAGCGAGTTAGATGTTGGATTACCATTAATATCCTCGTATTGTACGGTAAATTGACCAGATTTATATACAGTAGCTGGTGTAAGACCCTCAACTTGAACAATACTAATATCCATAGGACCAACAGCGTACTTTTCACCGTCTTTATAAACAACTAATCTCGTACCTGTACGATCGGCGGTTTCGTCCGTTATTTGGTTTCTTTCGATTATAAAACTATTACTTGTTATAACTGAGGTGGAAATAGTTGATGGTGGATTTTGAAATCCGCTTCCAAAATTATAATGTGTTATTTTTTTTCCTGAAACATCTTCTCTAGAAATAAAATTTGGAATGTCATATACGGGACCAGCAAATACGGTTTCTTTTGAACCGTCACCGTTTAGATCAACTTTTAAAGTGTCCTTAGATGCAAGTCTTCCCTTTTTTAATGAAATGGGAATAGGAGCAGTTGTAGAGAATTTATTTAATCCTGATTCACCATTCGTAATTTGAATTTTTTTAGATTTAGTTGCCTTACCATCAAAATAAGGTGTTTCAACCATACTTAATCGGGCTTGAAGCCCATCTCCCAACCCGTCAAGGTTCTCACCTAAATCTTGGTTGAAAGTAACGGTAGTATCGGCGTTTGTATTAGATGGACCTTGCCAAAGTTTAAAACGCTTAGTAACTTCGCCCTTGTTAACGTCACCAGGGTATACATCGTCTCCAACAGTTTCGTGACCGGGATTGGTTGTAGTTCCGCCGGTGTCGCCACCGTCATCTCCAGTATTACCGCCGGTATTTCCACCGGTTGAACCGCCTGAACTCTTACCGAGCCAGGCGGAATATAAGGTAATCTTATGTGTTTTTCGATCTCCAATTGACGAATGGATTACATTTCCGTCATCGTCTTTAATATCAATTCCAAGTGGCAATTGCGTTGCAAAGTCTCTTAACCACGCATCTCTAATTGTTGACATTTACATTTCTCCCTTCAGCATTTTATCCATTTGATCTAATTTAGAATCAGTTTCTGCATCACTATCACCGATCATTAAATCACCATTATCAATAACATCTTGAATAACAGTTTTAACGTTGTCTTGTGTTACTACTTTATTTGAAGCTGCAGCGGTTGCATTATCAGCAATCGCTTTTTTGTTGGCTGCTATATCGGTATCGTTCTGATTTTGTCTGGTTTCAAGATCATCTAGTGACTTATCAATTTCAGTTTTACGTGCGTTGCTATCGGCAACCAACTTATCGATTTTAGCTTGGCTATCTTTGGTATCGGCGTCTAGCTTGTCCTGATTAGCCTTAACAGCAGCGTCCGCTTTATCGTTCATATCCTTAATAGCTTTATCGGCGGTATCGTTCAAACTAGCAATATTGTTCTGCATAATACCGACGTATAGGGATTGATAGAACGCTAATTGCTTTTGACCAGATTTAATTGATTCATCAAAATTAACTAATAATCTATTTAATTCTGAAATGTAGCTAGCGTGTTTTTCTGGGATAACCACGTCATTATTGATAATTTCTAAATCGAAATCCAAAGTTTGAATTACTTTAGTACGCTCCGGATTTTCAATAAGGAAGTGTGCCGATTGATAATGCCCAGCATTTTGAGTGATAGCCGCTTCCGGTTGCCAACTTAATACGCCAAGTGAAGCCTGTGTGCCGTCAAATCCTTCATCAGATCTGACATAAGATCCCGTTGAATCGGTACCCTCAAAACTGATTAACTTATTAATTAGGGTACTATCGTCCATATCAAAGTTGGATAGATCATATAAAGATACCCCACCCCAGTTCTTATTTGATTTTAAGAAATTAATTTCAAATGTATTACCGCTCGAAGTACCTTGAATTAACCAAGCATGTTGAAACTCTCGACTATTTAATAGAATGTTTTCAATTCCGTTTGGTCCTAAATGCTCATGCTCGTCTTGCGTATACTGCGCTGGTAGATGGAATCCTTCTGCTAAATCCACACAGAAAAATAGCGGTTCTATCGCTGGAATATTCATCTTCATTTGTACATCTGACATTAAATATCACCACCTTTATTTAATTCTGAATTCATTTCAGCTAACTTACGGTCAACTTCTAGATCGTCGTCAGAATACTGTTGACCGTTTCCGGTATAACTAGGAGCATGCACGCCGTTTGAAATTGGACTATCACGGAGTCGACTTTCAATATTAGAAAGCCTTTGAGATAAGTTACTTGTCTCTTTACCTACTTCATCGCTGACTTCATCGGCTATCATTTCAGATAATGATGAAACTAATGCTTCACCAGTTGAATTACCGAAAGCACTAAAATAAGCGTTAATCGACTTTTGATTGCTGGTGATAATTGCCATATCTCTCAAAATTAGATTTAACGCTTTTTCTATTTTTTCAATATTAAAATTCTCTGAATGGAACATTGACGAACCGTATAATTCAGACGTAATACGATCTAATTTAACGGTTAAACCGTCAAAACCTTCAATGTCTTGTAGTTCAGGCACTTTTAATTGCGTAGTTTGGTCAGTGTCGATTAGCTTATATTTTTTGGCTATAACATTACCGTCTGGATCTCTACCCAAAATTTTGAGCGCCATTTTGCTATCTTCATCAAAAATCGACTTGCCAGTATCAACGGTTTTGTTAATTCCGTCTAGCGTTGAGTTGCCAGACACAAATTTAATTTGAGGTTGTACCATTTGACTCCTCCTTGTCTTTATTTATTTGGTCTATTAAATCCTTTTGCTTTTTATTTAAATCGCTAAGTTTAGCGTTTTGACGTCTCACTGTCTTAGTTAATAGTTCAATATTACGATTGGCCAACCGGAGTTTATCTGAATTTTCAAAGTTAATATTCTTTCGTGACAACTTTGAATTATCCAAACTTATCGTCATTGGCGTGTCATTATTTAACGGATTGCCACTAATCCCGTTGAGCGTAACCATTAGCTTTAAGCCAAGCGGTTCAGCATTTAGAAACATAGTATCGCCGATGTTTAACTCATCGTCCTGTTGGTTCAGATTAACGGTTAATTCTACGATAGGATCTACCTGCATAACTGAATCGGCGTACTTCTTCATGGATTCCACATCTTTGATTTGGTCATTAGTTATATCCTCACCAATCCTCATCTTGCCACCGTCAGCATTTACTGCTGAGGCATTGTAATAGAAGAAAGGATCAAACACGTACTTAACCGAATCGTCATCGGTCGTGGTATTTCCGTCTGCCACACCATCATCAGTTTGGGGCGTAACGTCTGTATCGCCCGTAAAATCGAAATCATCAGCGCACACCCACTCACTCGTTGAAACTCGATACCAAGACTTCTCTTTTGCTCCGTCAGAAACCTCACCGTCGATTATCCATTGAGTACCATTCGGAAGTGTCCTAGTGACATTTTGCGGTGTCCAGGGCGAATCGAATACATTTGCCTCTGTTGGTGCTGGCGTATCGGTGCCTGAATCATCTGAACTACTATCTGTATCAGGCTCGGCAGCCTTAATCGTTCCTTGACCGATAACCTTCTCGATAACGTGGCTTTCGGGCTTAACGTCGCCATTCTTATCGAATACGATATATTTTTCGTTCAGCCATTCGTTTGTGCCTAAATGAAAGTAGATCGTGCCATCAATAGATATTTGCTTATCTACCAACCATTTAGATCCGTTAGGTAGCTTTCTACCGGTCGGCGTTTGACTAACCGGCGAATTGATAACCGGTGCGCCACCGGTTTCCATTGTATTGATAGTCCCAACAGCATTACCGGTTGAAGTTGCTGAACCGTCTGAATCTCCGGAGCCATCAACTGAACCATTATCGCTAGTGGCACTATGGTCTTCGTCCAACGTAGCGCCGTACAGCATCGCAGCATTCTGGATAGAAGTAGAATCAACAGACAGCTCAATATCGTTAGTGTTGTGAGCCCAGATAAATTGCTTGCTAGTGGTATGTTTGTAGCTACTTTCATCGTAAATTTGAATGACCTTATTATCCGGAATCCAACGAGCATTATAGCTGTCCACAGCCTTTTGAACAGCGTCCAACCCTGAACAATTGCCCCAATCAGTTATATCAACTGTTGGAAAACTTCCGTTAACTTTGTAAGTAAATCCTTCGGTATTATATTTGCTTTTAAAAACGTAATCTAACATCTGACTAATTGAATAGCTTTGTAGACCCGCATTAATATCGAATTGCCTGAAATTTTGGACCTCAAAAGCTATGTGGGTTGCCGTTATATCTTTGGTTACTAGATCATCAATATATTTTGGAGATGATTGTTTAATAACATAATATTGACCGTCAAACACGATATAGGCGTCATTTTTGAGCATATCAAAAGACACCCCGTCATAGTCGCTTAACCAAGCCGTGAAACTAATTTGAAAGCTATCACTGACTTGCTTGTCGATTTGAAAGGTGTCTTCGTTTATGCACGTTAGCCACTCTTCACTCTGATTATTTTGGCTACGTACATATATTTTATGACCATTTAAATCAGCCATATTAGAAATAGACGAAATAAAACTCAAAGGTGATGTCGATATTTGTTAAACCAGAAATAGCAAATTCGTTATCGCCTTTTTTTAATGAAATTATTCCGTGGTTGGAATTAATCCCGTCAGGTCGTCCGTTCAATATAGGATCAACGCCATCAATAATTAACTCGTCACCGTCTTTTAACGGACGGCTATACGTGAATACTTCACCAGTTGTTTTATTTGTAAGGGTCAAGTTTCCTGACCCCCGAATATGAATCTTCAAATAGTGTTTTTGTGCTAGCGGATCAATATCAACGTCGGAAGGATTGTAGACGGTAAACGTGTTCGTATTAAACTCCCAAGGTACACGCCTATCCCTAGGAATGCCCATACCGCGGGATATAAATTCTTTATCCATGTCGTAGAGTTCCGTAGTCTTAGCGACGCTCTCACGAACACCCGTGTAGTTATTAAACACGATATTCACCGAGCACGAACGCTCACTACCATAAGTTGGGGTGAACACCCTAGTCTTAACGCGGTATTTATATGAAGGCTCATTACCGAATACGACCCACAGACCGTTACGCGACATAAAGAAGCTTTGTAGTCGGCGTAACGACATTAACATTTCTGCTTCAGACTTACCGTCGATATACCAGGTCGTTGAAATGTCTCGAGAATCAAAAGAACTTGACGTCATATATTGACCGTCTTGAGTATTAATCTTTTGAAATTGCTCAATTGGGTTAGTCATTGCCGAATCCCAGTCGTAACAATACGTGTCTTGCAATCCTGAATAATCGTAATATGATAGCCAGTCTACACCGTCTTCACTTATCGCCACCTCGATTGGATCCAAAGCAAGCCTCGAAACATTATCATGACCATTAGAAAATCCGTAAGCGTGCGGTTTCGGGTACTCCATTTCACTTTTAAAGACTCGGTTAGTCAATATTATTGTCTCCTTCCTTGTTGATACGCGTATATATCAGTATCACGTCTATTTTGCTGATTAATATTATTATTTGCCGTACTCAAACTTAATTGAGGTTGGAAATCCTTATTATTAATTGAACCTAATAGGTTGATTACTGTTGTTAATTTGTTGCTTAGATCAGATGTTAAGTTGGAATTTAGACTGTTTGAAGTCTTAAATTCTGGGTGGAAGTCACCCAAACGGCTCATTAATGAAGCTGTTAATGGAATGGCACTTGCCTTGCTTGGATTGATAGCGAACTCGTCGCCATCTTCACCGAATATCGCTTGAGTTGGACCATAAACATGCGCACCATTTGCAAAGCGTGGACGCCCTTGTGGTCCTGAGTGTAGCCAGTCCATTTTGTGTGTGCCCCAAATTGTTGTTGCACCAATTGAATTTTGCCAATCACTGTTGTTAAAGAACGCAAGCAATTGATCAAACGGATTCATGATGTTTCCGTGTCCAGGAACGGCAAAATACTTAAAGGTTTGTGGTGTATATTGCAAAATACCACGAGCCTCATTACCACCGCTATTCATATCATGAATTTGTTGGATTATGTTACGTCCACCAGATTCAGACTGAATTACGCCTTGTAGCATTTTAATAAACGCATCGCTAGGGTTAACCTTCATCATTGAGGCCGCAGCCCTAATCATTTCAGGACTATAATTACCGCTCATAGTGCTTTCAAGCGACTTCTTAAAACTGGAAGCCATTTGCTTAACCTTATCGGCTATGCCTTTAACTAAGCCTTTTCCGGTAGCCGGTCCCATTTTCGCGGAGAACTCTTCCTTTCCCCATTTTCCATCAGTCATAGACTCGAAAGCCTTATTTAGATTTCCGACAGGATCAGAAATAAATTCTTTAGCGAAGTTAATACCTTTCTCAATATCTCCAGCAATTCCAGAGATCTTAGATTTAACCCAAGAACCTACGTTACCTAATGAATCAGCAAAGCCACCTTTAGCACTATCAAAAAAGTTAGAAAGAGTATCACCGATACCATCTTCATAAGCTGGTAACATTCCAGATTCTACATAAGGACGTGCCTGTTGAGCTGGTAGAACTGATGACCCAGGTTTTAATGGAAGTACGACATTGCGCCCCATTGGCGAATACATACGACCACTCGGCTCTTTGATAATTTCACGGTAAACGGAAGATTTAGCGTCATTGACGACAGCTAATCCGCCAGGGTGGTAATTAGATCCACCTTGTAATTGCTTAACGGTTCCTAATCCTTTACCACCGAATATTTTAATAACACCATTAATGGCACCAATACCACCATTAATAACGCCAATAATTCCGTTCCAAGCGGTTTTTGCGATTCCTTTTAATCCGTCAAAAATCTTCTTAAAGAAATCTGAAACGCCTTGCCACATGTTTTTCCAACCTGATTTAAAGTTAGAACTGAATTGTGACCACCAACTGTTCATGCCACTTGCAAAGTTATCGTAAGCAGTGTGCATACCGCTCCACTTGTCGTGCATGGAAGTTTTAGCATTTTCCCAGCCGTTTGACCAAGTTTTGCTAAAGTCTTTAGAGAATCCGGACCACCATTTAGAAATGCCGGAATTAAAATCATGATAAGCGTCTGACATATTGTCCCAAGCGTCTGAAAAGTCCTCTTTACGAGACTTCCAAGTGCTTGACCAGTTCTTACTAAATGATTTAGAAAAGCTGGACCACCACTTGCCGAAATTCTTATCCCATTTATCCGTAGTCTTCTTAGTTCCGTCCCAGAAGTTGTCCCAAGACTTACCAAATTTAGACTTCTTTAAAGAAGTAGCCATGCTGTCTAATTCTTTTTTGAAACTTGCAGCAAAGCCTTTTTTACCACCAAATACACCACTAAGTGTTTTAGTCCACGCTTGCATAGCTTTTTTAGTAGTTTTATCTTTCTTAAACCACTTGCCGACACCCTCAAAAGTACCAGTAAGCTGGCTCATCAAACCTTTTTTGCCTTTAGTGGATTTAGAAACTTCCGTAGTAAGTCCTTTCATCCACTTATCAAAGCCTTTTTTACTTGACTTGTCTTTTAAGAACCAGTCTCCAACACCTTTGAACATTCCGGTTAATTGATTGCCAATTCCCTTTTTATTCTTGGTATTTTTCTTAACCGAGTCTTCCATGCCTTTAAACCATTTTTGCATGTTCTTGCCGGTCTTAGTGTCTTTAATGAACCAAGTAGAAGCTGCCGCAAAAGGATTAGTAATTCCGGCAACAATTTCAGCTTTGTGTGACTTAACCCACTTGGTGGAGTCTTTCATACCGCCTTGTACGCTCTTGCTAATTTTGCCCATTTCCTTAGAAATTGACTTTTCCCAACCTAATTTGCCGGTAAACAGTTTACCTAAGCCTTTAACGCCTTGCTTAGCCTTATCAATTACTGACCCACCAAAGTCTTTTAAGACATCAACGGCTTTGTTAACGGCGTCTCTAAATGGTTTGATATGCTTATACGCTTCATAGAATGCGACCCCTAAAGCAATAACGGCCAATGCTATATCAACGTAAGGATTAGCAAGTGCTGTCTTACCAAGTGCGGACATTGTTGTACCGAAAGTCTTCAATGCACCAATTGTCTTAATACCGAATGCAACAGCTAGATCCTTACCGGCAAGTGCTAGAGCCTTGATTTTGCTTGCACCCTTAGCAACAGCTTCAACCGTATATTTGGCAGCCTTACCAGCACCAATTTTTAGAAGTGAAGCAAGGTCTTTAGACTTTTGCACTACCGGCTTTATGACATACTTCATTGCACCACCACTAGCCTTGCCAAATAGCTTTTTAACACTAGATCCAGCTTTACCAATGACTTCAAAAACAGGACTAAATTTAGTCTTAGTGCCGTCAATAACATCTAGTAGTTTATCTTTAGTATCTCTAAATGATTTAATACCAAATCTAAATACCTTTTGCTTACCGTCACCTTTTCCAAGAACTCTAGTCAGTAAGCCGCCTTTTTCAGCATTGCCGAATCCGGCAAGTGCCATTACAGGACTAAAGGCGTCTTTAGCCAGCTTAAAACCCTTTAAAGCAATTAAAGACGAAACAATAGTTGTAATAGCAGTCTTATGCTTTGCAATATTGCCTAAAACATCAGAAATTACTTTTAATGGGTCTTTTGAACTCTTTGCATTTCCGCTCATTAAACCTAATGATTTAGCTAATGTGCCGAATATAGCCCCAGCAGTTTTGAATACAGCACTACCAATAGTTTTAGCAATGCTACCAATGCTTCCACCAATTGATTTAATATCTTTTGCATGATCTGCAATATAATCAAAAAACGACTTAAAGCCCTTGTTGAGATTATCAACTGCGGAATTTAAGCCGTTAAATATGTCTTTAGAACTTGCATTCCCAGAAAATGCCTTCATCACTTTAGACATTCCACTAGAAATTGTGTCACCTAATTCTGAAAACTTAGACTTAGTTTTTGGGTCTCCGACCCAACTTGAAACAGCGTCATAAACTGGACTTTCTGCATTAACGAATGGTTCAGAAAATGAACTCATTAATAAAGGAACTTGTGTCTTAATGGTTCTAGACATGCCGTCAATGGTCGCACCAAAGTTCTTGGTAGCGTCTTTATAATGGTTCGACATTCCTTCAAGAACTTTATCCATTGTATCTGAACTAACCTTACCAGCCGAAATCATATCGTTAAGCTGTTTCATGGTTAAGTCTTTATTGCCGGTCATCTTCTGTTCAGTCTTCAATAGTTCGGTTCTCAGCTTAGGGAATACGTTCACGAATGACATCATATCTTGAGCTGAAACCTTACCGTTCGCCTGCATTTGTGACCACTGTGTACCGAAATTCATAACAGCGTCATCGGTAGAGCCAAAGGCGTCTTGCAACGTTAAAACTGATTTAGTTAGATTTTTAGTTAAACCAATATTATCAGTAACCGAATAGAACTTCTGATTAAGTTGATCAACCATTTTAGTAGAGTTATTAGCAGCACTAGCCATTTGGTTAGTGATGTCAACCATCTTCTTACCCTTGCCAGCGTTACCAGTTAGTGTTAACCAAGTTGCGTTCATGGTTTGCTGTTCGTGAGCGTATTCAACGGTTGCCGCTTTGGCTTCCGATATTCCACTCTTTAACGCGCCGAATCCGCTTAATGCCGCCGACGAAATAATTGAAGCACCGAACACTGTACCAAATAGGCTATGCGTTTTCTTAGTTTCATCTTGGGCTTTATGCAAATTACCGAATAGACCAGAGAAGCCACCCTGAGTTTTGTTCTCAGCCGTCAAGGTAGTTTTATGATTTTTAGGAACTGAATTTATTTTGTTTATATATTCGGAAACTTCGTGCTTATCGGTTATAGCGTCTAGTTTAGTTCTAGCCTCTTTAGGGACCTTTTTATACATGTCATAAAAGTTTTTAAATCCTTCTGCCTTGGCAATTGCCCTAAGTTCAGCTTTCTTGCTTGTTGGTAAAGCCTTCATATCATCTTTAAAGGTTTGGAATCCAACTTTTTTAACGTCGGCCTCTAGTTTAGCTTGAAGTTCCTTTGGCATTGAACGGAAATATTGTTTAAAATCTCTAAAACCGTCCTCACGAGCCATCGCCTTTAACTCAGCTTTGGCTTCTTTGGGCATAGCGTCAACTAAATTACTAAATTCCTTAACCTTTTGCTTATCAGAAGTATCAGCGTCAAACTTGGTTTTATGGTTCTTGTCCACACCGTCAATCATTTGTTTCAACCGCATAGCGGTAGGCGTTAACTGATCATCAGCACTGAAACGAACTGTTTTATTAACGACTATATCACTCAATTATTGTTTACCTCCCTCCTCTTTATCCTTATTCAGGAACGTATAGTAAAATTTCTTCATATCAACTTTAGGGTGTGGATCACCTTCGCCACTCTTATCAATAGACTTCTTAATCTCTTCAATGATCTGTTTAATAGTGTTGTCTTGGCCTTCAACGTCTTCAACTAACGCTATTGGTTTAATCATTGATGACTTAATTCGATAATCAACCAGCGAATCGTAGCGAGCTAGATCAGCACCCTGTTTTAAATCTAAAAATTCTTGAGGGGATAATTTATAAAAATCGTCAATATTAACAATTCCTATTGTTCGGCGTGCCTCTGTTAAAAGCTCGTCTAAATCAAATATTGGTTTTAGATGCTTAGTCTCTTGCTGTTCTCCTTGTTGACTGCTTCCTTCAGTTTCATTTCCATTTCGATTTGCATTTTGCTTTCTTCGTCGATTGATTTCACTTCTAATCCAATTTTCATTCTCTTTACGGACTTTTCTTCTGAACTTAAGAACGCTTTTACCTTCGCTGCTAAAAAACCAGATTCGAGCATTCCTTTAATGATTTCATCGCAAGCAGCAGGTACATCATCAAATACACCCTGATCAGCTAATTGTTTTGCGACAGCCTCTTCACTTAATGCTCGACCTGACACGTTTCTATAAAATTCAATTAATACGTCGGGGTCATCGTCGCAAAGTGATTGAACAAATTCACTAAAATTACTGTTTTGCATATCCTTATCTTTGCCAACAATGTTTCTGTATAAAATGAAGTCGTAAACTGGTTCTACGTCTTTGCCTTTAATTGTTAATACTGTCATTTTAAAATCTCCCTTAATTGTTTATCCAGCCACCACCGCTCAAATTTGAGTGAGTATGCTCTTAATTAAAGCTATTTAGACGCTGATTCAGTTCCCGTCTTGTCGTCTGTTTGTCCGCTCGGTGTTGTGGACCCCTGATCAGACGCTGGTGCTGTTACCTCTTTATAAGCCGGACCATATACATCTTCACCAGTATTAGTATCTTGAACCAGGATGGTTTCATCGTCTGTTGTACCGTCGATAAACTCACCATTTTCATCAACGCCAATATCATTACCGTGTGAGAAATTATAGAATTTAGTAACCTGGTCAAATGTACCTTCTTCAAAGTCAGCCTCGTCTAATTCAAACGCGTTGCCTTCCGAATTGATGGCACGTTCTGAACCGTTGACCTCAAATTGAAGGTTAGATGTTTGAGTACCTCCGAGTGCTTCCGTATTAGGCAAGTTGCCTAAATAGCATTGAGAGAATTGTGCTTGTACTTTTCTCGCTGGTGCTTTTCCATGAACGGTATTAAAATCAACACGCCAAATTCCGAATAGCTCACCGTTTTGCCATGCTTGATATAAGTCCCAATATAAATCCTTTGAATTATTTGAAGGATCACTGAAAATAGTATCAACCGTACGTTGTTGTGTGATTGAACCTACACCCTTAATGTTTGCTCCCTTTGTGGCGGTCGACTGAATTGTTCTTGTGTTAGTTCCTGACGTAGCACCTTGTAGTCCTAGTGGATGAATTTTATTAGTTTTTGGCTCGTGTTCGATGCGCTTATAAAAATATAAGATTTTATCAGCGTCACGGCCTTTAACAGTTTTCTTTAATGCATTGCCGATATTTGTTGCTGTTGTCATTAAATGTTCCTCTTTTCACTTTTTTTGGGTAAAAAAATAGACCCTCAAAAGAGAGTCTTTTCCGTAATTTCATAATCGAACGACATATTTTGTCGCCTTAATGTTTGAGCCGTTGAATTGTCTGTTAAGGTTCTTTCGTCATATCCAACACATGTACATGAATAACTTGATAATTTCAAATACTTCATTAATCTACGAATGAAATAACAATTATCAATCATGACACTGTTGTTATTATCCTTAATATCATAATAATCAATATTGAGTGTGTACGACGATCTAACCTCGTTCTTGGCCCGGTTATTATCGCTTGAGTTCTCAACATAAATAATGATCTGTGGGTAGCTTTCACTATCGCTGGATTCACTATCGAATATTGGGACCTCTAAACCAGCCATTGAATTGATAGCGCTGGTTAACAGGTCTCTTGGTGGTGAAATAATATTAATCACCTACTTTTTAATTGAATTCTTTAATGCCTCATCGGCGTATTTATTAACATCTAAACTTCTGCCGCTATCACGCATTGGGTGCTGAGCGGGATAATTTTTGCTCTTTAAACCGAATTCAAAAGCCTGTCCGTACTCATACCCATCCTTCGATTCGGCGTGTGGTGCTATATCAGCGGTTAAGCCACCCTTTGAATAACTATCCTTTATGGTATTAACTAAATTACCATGTCCGACATATCCACTTTTTGAATGATACTGACGCTTACGGACTAGATCTTTAGCACTTTCAACTTCATCTTTGGCTGCTTTCTTAACAGCAATTTTTATATTGACGTCCATTCTTGACTTATCTTGTAGAATATCCCCCGCCAAGTCATCAAATCCACTATTAGCCAGCTTCCGTGCCATATATTCCATATCATTCTGATAACCGGTATCGGCCTTAATTCTGACCGTTGGCGTATGATCATTATTCCAACTCATTTCGCTACCGTCCTAACTACGTATAAGGTGGTCCGGTTAATATGACGCCTGATTTGGTTTATTTGATATTTAGGTGCCATAGTCTTTTCGTTAAATTCGTTCTCAAATCCTACGTAATCAGCGTTAATCGTACCGTCGCACCTAATTACCCACGATTTGTCATATTGTTCACCAAAGGCATTATTTTGAGCCTGTGCACCGTTCAATTCTGTAACTCTTGCACCATAATATTTAACCGCAGATAATTTAGCAGTGTGATTTAGCGGGTCAGGGTTGTTCTGCCTTGATTTACTAATCAAATAAATAATCGGTTTAATCAAACGACAGCGCCGCCCCTCTATGCGAATTAGATCTAAGACCGTCTAAATAGCTGTTCAAAATATCTAAGTACGGGTCTAAGTCGGTATCGTTGAATGTTAATGATAAGCCTTCTTCACTAACAGACTTAGTACCCTCAAACGATTCTTGAATCACGGCATTTTGTGCCATTTTCTGAACGATAACGGATAATTTCTTATCTAATGAATCAATATTTAAATATAATTCAATCTCATCAATAGCATTTTGAATATAGACGTTAATACTTTTAATCCTTGGGTCATCATCTTTTAAATTGCTAATAATTTTGATATTATCTAAAACTTGCTGAGTGATTTCAGCGTCATTAGTTGCCATTCCGTCACCCCCTTAACTAATTTAAGAATCTATTTTGTAGAAGAACTTGTTGAGCCTGACGCTGCTGTGGCTTTCTTCTTAGAATTAATCTTTGGAACTACATATTTAGGATCTACCTTAAATTTGTATGCAACAGTTCCAATGTTACGTGGATCTGTTACTAATTTGTAATAAGGATCAGTAGCAGCTTCCAAATTATTAACCGTTAACCCTTCGTATGGTTTTGTAACGTCATATCCTAATCCATTGACATGCATTGATACGATACGACGGTTGATAATAGCTGATTGACCACCATGACCAAGCGCGTCACGAGTAACCTCAACACCATTGAAACTTGCTGGGGCTGTTGAATATCTAACCGCACCATCTGACATGATATACATTGTTGTTGTACCGTCATCAGCCAGTTCAATATCGTCATCTTGAACGATAGGAATGTTGTTATATGTTTGAATGTCAAGGCCAGCTACACTTGGTTGGACCTCACTAATTAAGTTTTGTTCACGCATAGCCATAACGGTTGCTGAATTGACTACCAAACGTGTTAATGATGGATTAGTAACATCGCCCATACGTGCTAATGCTGCTAAAAAGTCGCCTGCTGATAAGTCTTTAGGTGTAGCAAATCCAAATGATTTAGCTTCCAACATATCGGGTACTAAGTACGCGTTATTTAGCAAAGCTAAAATTAATCGTTCATCTTGTCTATTCCAGTAACTAGAAAATCTTGATGTAATTCTTCCTTGAACATTCGCACCTGAAACTTGTTGGCCAAAGTCGGATTGCCCGAATGCCTGTGCCTGGAAGAACTTAATAGCATTGTGTTGTGAGCTATCCACAGCGTTAACTTTAATATCGTCTTTATCATTCCAATCTTGTGGATCACCGTCCAAATCATTAAGAACTGGAATATTCATAAGTCTTCCGGCCTCTGCTAAATGTGAACCCATTACATCATCATTAGTAATAGCTCCGCTTGTTAGAAGTCGGTTTGTTTTAGTTGAATCGTTATTAATATATTTTGCCCAAATTTCTGGGACTACTAATTGTCCTAAAAATGTTGAACCTTCAAATTGTGGCATTTAATTATCCTTCTTTCTTCTTTTATCCTAGGTAGCCTTTGACCGCGTCTGGATTTGTTAAAGCTAACTTACTTAACTCTTCTAAGCTCATATCATCAATGGCTTTATTAGTGTTAACTGATGTTCCTGATGGTGCTTGAGGTGTTTTCTTGCCAGATAGACGTTTTTCAACCGCATCTTGTACAGCCTTGTCAAAAGTATTCTTAACTTTGTCGAGATTTAGTTGGGTTTCTTCATCGGTCGAACCAACGAATAATTCTGCGAACGATTGAGGTAGACCCTTTTCATCAGCAGCGTGTCTAGCGGTCTCTAAACGTGTACGTTTAGCCTTTTCTGCGGTTAGATCAGCCACTTGTTTCTTTAGTTCTTCCTTCTCAGCGTCCGCTTTTTCCTTATCCGTCATGTTCTCTTCTTTATCGTGCTTTTGAATAGCTGCATTAATGAGGTCAGGCATTTCGTCAATTTTGGAACGTAACTTATCGATTTCAATTTTAGCTTTAGCTTTTTCCTTGTTTTTGGCTGAAATAACCAACTCATCGACCTTAGATTGTTGTTTTTCATCAAAAGAAATATCATCTTTTGGTTCGGTTGTTGGATCTGCTTGCATATTTTCCTTTAACTTATCGTCATCGTGCATAAAATATCCTCCCGTTTAACGTCCGTCGACTTATTCAACCGTTTTAAGTCCGTCGACTAATAACCATGGCTCTTTAACGCCTGACACACGTTTGAAGGCATAAAAAAGACGGCCGTTAGGTCGTCAACTCCTTAAATTTATCTGTAATATCGTGATTCGATGTGTCCCAATCGTCTGATTCGTTAACCTCACAAGTAAAACACTGGCAGTTTATGTGTATAAGTGGATAATTAACTCCCTCTTTAGCGTCCTTAACCTTAAATATTCTACCGTCAAGGTTATTACATTGCTGACACGTAGTTACGGCTTCCAAAGACATGAACTTATACCGTTTAACACCGCGCTTTTGATAATCTTCTAACATAGATCTATTTAATGACTGGGCGGTTGCTGTCCTAATCATTCCTGCCGCACGTCCCATTTGTCCATCGGTCGATTTGTTACCGCCGGTTAAAACATTAGCAACATCGTGCTTCCAGTTGAGCGAGTCTTTTGGACTTTTAGCAGCAATTTCAGCGATTGATCTAACCTTTCTAATGACATCAAGTGTCTGTTTATTAATCGAATCCACAATATTAATATCAATATGGCGATCTAATACCGCATTTCTAGCCATTTTCTGCATGATCACATCAATATCACCGGATAGGTGATTAAGACGTCTACCACCTTTAAAATCAGGCATTCTATCAATCAAATTCTTAGCGTCTTTAAAACTATGTGACTTTACTACCTTTGAAATGTCACCAGTCGAGGCAATTAAATGGCGTTGTTGAAATATTGAAACGGCAACGATATTGGCCGTTAGTTTAGCAATCAGAAGGTCGCCATTTGATCTAAGTTTATTATCCTCAAATGCCATTCTAACTAGATTTTGTCCATCATCATCTAAATCATCATAAAGACTTTTAACGTCAATAAGAAGCTGTCTAATATCATCAATAGGAGCCTTAGTGTTCCAATTCTTACCATCTGAAATATAAGAGTTGATAGTGTCGATTGTATCTGTTTGAAGTTGCTTATATGCTTGTTCTATCTCCTTAACCCGTTCGTCTTGTTTGCCATAGATTAATTGAGCTAGTTTGATAGCTTCTCGTCTAGTCAGTTTCATTAGGATCTACCTTACTATCATCAGGCCGTTTATCATCAGAAATATCTTCTTCCAGTTCATCAGATTTCCTACTAAACATTTTTTGTAATGGATCTCCTTCTTTAGTCTCAGAATTCTCCTGATCAATGCGCTCTTTTTCTGAATCGGGCTCTACACCGGTAATAGATTCAGCCAAACTTCTAATAGTTTCAGAGCTAAAGTCTCCAGTATTCTTTAATCCAGTGGCAATTTGAACAATCTCACTATCATTTTTAGGCAGATTAGGTGTGTAGATAGGTGTTATATTCTCCATCATGTCCACGTCTTTAATCTTATTGAGCTTAAACCAATAATTACCCATTAATCTTAAACGACGCATAATACCTCTTGTATATAGTGATTCTTGATTCGCACGTTCTTGATCGTTGCCCCAAAGTTTGTATGTCATAGCAACGCCGGACGTGTTAGAAGCAAAATTCTCATCACTAGTATCTGGCGTGTTAGTGTCCTTGTGGATTTCCTTTTCAAGACCGTCAACATATATCTTCCAGCCCTGAGCGTTTAACTCTTTAGTTAAGTACCTGGCGTCCGGTTGTACTGCTGTCGGTGAACCATTCAATCCACCGTTTAAAATTGCCGGTTTTAACCATAGCTTATTCTTTTTGGTACTAATATCTGGGCTTTCCTGTTTAATGATTGGTTGTCCGTTCTCGTCAAGAATCGGGTTGCCATCACTATCAACCATCACTTTCTTAGGGACGTCAAAATCTCCAGTAATTAATAGGATTGCGTTACTAAAGTCTTCCTGTGAGTTAGCCATTTCGGACTTAGATTTGTCTATCGCATCGATCGTATCAAGTTTAAACTCCCAGTCTCCCATACGCTCATCGTTATTGATGTATTCAGTAATTGGAACCGCTCCAAAATCATGGCTGACCTTTGTATCTAATATAAGTGTCGAATCGTAACTTGATGATGACTTGTAATAATAAATAGTGTCATCGGTATAAATAACGGTGTACCAATAATCCTGCTGATTGTAATTGATATTGTAATAGTAAACTGCAAACAGTGAGTGCTGTTCAATCGTATTATCATAAACAACGAAACAATTAACGGGGTCAACCGGCTTTAAAGCTATTTCGTTGGTATTCTCGCGAATATATAGAAGTTCATACGCTCTACCCATGATAGATAGATTCTTACCCATAATCTTTTCATGATATGATTCATCATTTTTGGAATTAAAACTTGAAATCATATTGTTTAATTCGTCCTGATCGTTCTCGTTTTCGTCGGATCTATCCGAATATTGAAACTTTATAGGATTGCCAAAGCGATAACCGGTTTTAATTGAAGTAATAACGTGGCCAAAGTTACTAGTTATTCGGTTATCGGCTCTATTGGGCGACTTATCACTCGCCCAGTAATGAATATCATTGTCACCAATATAATATCTATATAGAGTCATCAATCTAGGGACCTGAAACTGCTGATGTTGCCTAATGAAATCGGACGCTACCTTGCCTAACTTATCAGGATCAGGCTTTACCACATCAAATAATTCTTTAGGCATTTTATATTGTTTGTTTGAATCTAAACTGAATCGCCTACCAGTTAACATCGGTACTGAATATTTATTTGGGTATGGAACACTTGAATAATATCCCATTTGATTATCTTCAATAGCCATTAACTCACTCCTTTCTTAATCTAAAATCCTAAGCTGTCTAAATAACTTGATTGTTCTTCGTGACTTGGAGCATTATTCGTCGACTGCTGCATGATTACTGATTCAGCAACACCAGTTAACGCGTCAGAAGCATCATCATGCTTATTTTTTCCAGCACGCTGATATTTTTTTATCGCATTAAAAAAGACTGGAAAACGTTCTTTCCAATCTTGTGGGTAGTGCATATGTTCTTCTATCCAACTTGAGTTTGATAGAATTCGGGCATCTTTGTTTTGCGAATTATGAAACCAATTAATAACGGTTCTATTAGTTCTATATTCTTTTTGAAGTCGACTTTGAATTTGTCTAGCAAATCCACGACCACCATTGTTGGATTCGATTCGCGCTTGATTGACCTTGTTTCGATAATAGCTTTGAGATACTAAAACTTCAGTCGCTTCCATCGGTTCTTGTGTCATTACTACGTCTATTAAATAAGGCTCATTCTGATAAATACCATAGACAATAGAAACTAAATAGTCAGAGCCTTCGTCAGCAGTATCACAGTACGCATATATACCACTAAATTGCTGTGGAATTTTTTCATAGGTATTAAATCGTTGATACAAAGCACCCTTTAGATCAATCGGTTCCTGTTGGTAATTGGCTGCTGCTATCTCGGCAGACATGACAGAAATTTTCTGTTTATATTCCTTATATGAAAGGACATCATCACAAAGCATAGTGCCATCATCTTGTAGAGCTTTCATGTTGATATGTTTAACCTTATAACCAGCTTTCGGCATTTCTTCTAAAACTCGACCAGCTAAATCGCCAGACGCCCAACGGGTCATAATAATTAATACTTTGCCACCTTTTTCGAGACGTGAAAGCATTGTATCGACGTACCATTTATAGATATCATCTAGTCTATTAGCATTGTTGGCCTCTTGAGCTGATTTAATAACATCATCAATAATAATTAAATCTGCACCGAAACCAGTAGCTGTACCGCTTGGAGAAGTAGCGAGATAATTATTAACGGGATTACCTTCAAGACTCCACATGTTCATAGCAGCATCACCATATTTAATGTGAGTATCAGGAAACATGTCGTTATAAACTAAGATATTTTCATCAGCCTTAACTTCTTGAATTGTATTTCTAACTGACTTACTGAATACCGTTGATAAAGTTTCATTATATGATCCTGTCATAATCCTATACGAGTTATTTCGTCCCAATATCCATTCAACAAAGTTAGTAGCAGTTAATGACTTACCATGTCTTGGAGGCTCATTAACAACTAACACCTGGTCATCACTGGATAAAAACTCTTCTAAATCATTACATAAATCAACTAAATATTTACGATCAGCTTTATAGAAATCTGGCATTCTTAAATGACAAAAGTCAAAAAAGTGACGTCTAGCTAATTCAATCTTTGCACCACGTTCAATTAGGTCACTTCTGTTCATTAGCCAATTTCTTCAATTCTTCATCAGTCAGATTTGCGTAAGGATTGTGAACGTTTAACCCGCCTGATAATTCAGTCTCATGTTTATCTCGCCAATCGTCCGGCTTACGATTCTTTAACCAAAAAATAGCTGCCGTTGTATCTGGTGGAACGTCCTTTTCAATAATACCCAACTTGACACGCTTAGAAGTTTTAACACCTTTAACCGCAGCGTCTTGAATCTCTTGACTAGATGCGTCTGGGTGTTTCAGTTTCCATTTGTTAGCATAGTCACGTCGTCTTACCTCAACTATTTCATCTTCAATAGGGACAACTCTATATTGTTCTTCCATTGATTTAAAACCGATAGCACGTTTAAATAATGCATTTTCAACTTCGCGATCAACAACAGATTTTCCCTTTTTTAGGGACTCCGATATCTCCGATTTCTTCTTTTTCCACTCATACAATGTAGATGGAACAATCCCAATGTTGTGTGCGATTTGCTCATCGGTTAAGCCGTCTCGTGCCCAACCTTCGATTTCTAATAGTCCTTCTGGAGTTGTCCACTTATCAATGCTTGACTTAGCCAACTTAATCACCTCCTAATTATTTTTAAATATATCTTGACAAATAAGCTTTAATGTTGTATATAAAATAGTCCTATGCTACGGTAAAACCATCAATTATGAAAAGGGGAGCTTTTAATATGAGCAACGTTTTAAATACTTTACTAAAAAAACAAAGTATCTCATGCAACGGCCACAATCTAACTCTCAGTAAAATCGCACCAACTGAGTTTCGTATAGATCAATCTAATATAAAAGAATTACCCGTTGGGACTTCTATCAATACAAGAAATTTTCTTAATAATGGCTCTATTGAATTGGATGACGGTACAAAGTTTAAAATAGAATAGTTATTTATTTAAGACACCTTTTTTAGATGTCTTTTAATTTGCCCTTAGCAATATCGCCAATCGTTTGATAGCATATCCGTTTTACTGACTAGACTCTCTAATTAAAATAAGTATTTGGAAATAATCTCTACAATTATCAACATCAACCAAATCCCAAGAATTATTGATTGTGTTGTAAAACGTCGTTTAAGCTCCTTGTTTTCTGATTTCAATTTTTTAATTTTATTTTTAAGCGAATTTTGTTCACGCTGCATTTTACTAATATCCATTTGCTGATCTATCAATCTGCTACCTAAGTAATCTTGTTTTTGTTCTTGATAGTTTAAACGACCATCTAAGTAATTAAAATTGAAATTCGACGTATTTACATTTTTTAAATCATCACTTATATGCAGATTTAACTTTTTTAAAAGTTTCTTTGCGATTGGTTCTTTTTTCAATTTTTTGCTCCTTTCGCTTCTTAATTGCTAATTCCTTATCAATTTGACCAATCAAATTGGCTTCCATAGCTGTCATATAGCCGAATTTAGTGCGTATCATACAAAATTCCAACAAGTTTCATGGCTGTTTTTTCATTAACCATATATTCATCTCCAGAATTAGTAGAAACGCTGTACATGCCTTCAAATTCTCCATCGTCATACATTCCGATTATTTCAACGCTGTTAGGATTGATATAAATGGTCTTAATCATTAACGAATCATCTTTTTTAAAATAAATTTCTATTTCTTCCACTGGTTTCCTCCAATAATTTAAATATTTAATTGCGTCTGTTCATATTTTTCTGGTCTAGTAGCAAAAGTAATCGCAACCGGTATTGTTTCAATATCTTCAATAGTTAGATTTAAGCCTTGCTGCACTCTATTAAAATGACGTGGGGCCTTGGTCTGAATTAGATAAAATAAAAAGCCTGAATCGATTTTTGAATCGATACAAGCATATTGACTACCTACTAGCCCACTGGATTTCAGCAGGCCTATTTGCCCCCGAGTCGCTGATATCTGAATCACTATTGTTCCTCGGGGATATACTTTTTTTGCTTTCGCACGTTCGACTGTTGCAATATCTTTCAACTGTAATCTGTCTTCTTCGCTTTCATACGGTTCTATATCATCTTGATAATCTTTATTAAGCGGAAGTGCTCTTTTCTGCATTGGTAAAATTGCGGGTTTAAAGTGCACATCACTAATTTCATCTTCAATATGATCTATCGCAGGTTCTTCCCATTTGCTTAATCCTAAATAGTTAAGTATCTCGTCCGTATGCGGCATCACATTTACACTCGAATAGCTCATGAAATCATCTTTAGCATTTTGAACAAAATACACCTGTTTGGCAGTCCTTTCTAACGTATCACCATGTACAACAACACAGTTCATTCCACGAATGGCTAAATTGTGAAGCAAGTAAGGTATTGAATTGTCTGCAAGCTCATCAGCCCGATAAATATAGTTATGTGGTTGATATGAGAAAATATTTTCTTGTAGTTGGTCATTCTTCCAATTTTGAATTAGTAATGAGCCCGTCCCAGCTGTCGGATCGTATGCAGTCCACATAGAATTCGGTTGAGGATCACACTGTGTTAATTTCGATAGTAAATGAGATATGGAATCAGGAGTATAATCTTGCTGATTCGATTTCCTTTCGGCAGCATATTCTTCAAAATATTGTCGAAAAGTGTCAACGTAAACATCAGAATCGATTTCTAACAGCTTTTGATAAAATTCTTCTCGCTTTTTGGGTTTAAATAAAATATCTCTTAAATATCGTTCAAACTCTGCATGCTGCTTCACACCAGCAATTTTGTAAAACTCATCTCTTCCAAGTTTACCCACTTAATTCACTCCAATCTATAATCAGTCTTCTGCCATCAGACTGTTAATTAACTTTTTTGATTAATTGATTTGCTAGTGAATAGCCTTCAAGTTCCCAAATCTTATTAGTTATTCGTGTCATACAAGTTTCTTTACCGATTTCCACATCGTAATTGGATTTGTCCACTGCTCCACTAGATTCGACTAATACGAAACCGTTTGGCAATTTACATGTAACTAACGTTACTTTGTTGAAAACCGTTTTAACGTCAATTCTTGAGTGTTTAATGATATTATCAATTTGCTTTTGTGTAACTTTATTTTTCATATTTCCCCTCCAATAAAAAAAGACCACCCAATGAGTGATCTATAATTTATTGCCTTGGCGGTAGCACGTCTGCCCCCTCATCGTCACAATATCCACCGAACTTACGATAATAGTTCGATCAAGTTTCACGGCAATAATATTAAATTTTAAAGCGGTTAACGGGAATCGAACCCGATCTAATTAGCTCATTTGTTGAATGAATTTAAGTAGTAGAAGGGGGATATTAATGGAAATTTAATTAAGTATTCTGCTAATATCACGCCAGTAACCGCAGGATAGTCGCCGTTATCATAAGCGACTAATTAAAGTAAGGTCAATAAGCTTACTTTTGTAGCGTTAAAACTAATTTTTACGTGTTTATTCACGGTTGATTGTCTTTAGACGTTTGATCTGGTTTTTGTGACTTATTCCTTGTCGTATATTGTGTGCTCCTTTTTAAGTAGAGTAACTTGGGCTGTCTATTCCATAAAGATTGAGCTTTTCAACTCTTTTCTTTTTTTGAATTTCCAACGATACCAATATAACCCGTATTGACATCGCCTTGCCATCGCTCTTTCGTCGCCATATTATCGCTAAAACATCGCTACCTCACCGCTAATACGTCGCTTTTGAGCTTAAATAAATATGTAAATCCTCAAAATCCATGAAAGCGTCGGCAAAATATAATAGTGCTTGCTTTCGTAATTCGTTGTACCTAGTTTGACCGTATCCCACCATGTCAGTGACTTCTAGTGATGACCTACCATATACATATTTGTACTTTAGAATCGTTCTATATGTATCAGGACAATTGTTGATCAGTCTCATAGTCGCTTTAACATACTCTGGCGCACTGATATGATCTACTAATTTATCTTCTTGGCTGTTCCGTGTGCCACCACCTCCCCCGATTACATCAAATTTCGGCGATTGGATATAAGATAAATTTAAATGTGATTGAGCGATCAGCCTAGGAAAATCACGCTCAAAATATTCAACGACATTATTAATTGTTTCTGTTTCGTCAATTTCTGGAAATAAACTCACCTTAAAACAATCCCCTCTGTGATATAATTAGTTTGCTAAGTTAACTAACCACAGAAACCACTCATTCGTTGAGTGGCTTTTTTATTGCCGTTATTTACCATTAAACTACCTCCACTACTCTTTTCCCTACTTTCCCGTAATAAAAATAGTACTAGAATCCATTTCATTCTCTTCCGCAAATTCAGGATCCATAGCAATCGTATTTTCTGGCTCGTAGTCAGGAATTATCGATACATTACCCATTCTTCTGTTGTAAATAGCGACGTCACTTTCCTAATCAAACTTTTCTAATTCATGAATTAAATCTTTAACCTTCATTTCTCCACCTCGTAACCGTATTTAACTGCGTCAATACATTTTAAGTAAAATTCTTCATCTCCATGTTTTCTCATATATTCTTCTAAATCATCAAACTTACTGCCACCATGCATATACATCATGTACATCTCTTCTAACGCTTCATCTAACCCCTGTTCATCTTGCTGTTTAGTTAAATCAAATTGGTTAGCAAACTCATCAAACACTTTGGGCATAACAGGCTTTGAATTAAGTTCTTCTTTTAAATCTTCAACATCTATACGAACAGACTCTGTGAGAGCTTGTGTATCTAATTGCTTACCTTCTTCAATAATATTCAATCCTAAATCAATAGAATTTATTATTTGCATTACTTTTGTTTTATTCATCGTCATCCTCCACTGGCACAGCGAAAGCCATATATCTTGGGTCAATATCTTTGATTTCTTGTTCAGTAAATTCAGTTTGAAAAACGTCATCTGACTGGCAACTGTTTGTCATATAGGAATTGTTTAACTTACTTCTATTGAGGTAACTACCATCATTATTTTTAATCAGTTGCACATAATATTTTTTAGGATCTGGAAACTTAGCTTTATCAGTATAGAAGTCTAAAATATCCCTAATAATGGAAATTCGTTCGTCTGTATTAGCCTTATCGTATTTATCCTTGATGGAGTCACATTCGGCGTATGCTGTAAAATAAGTTATGTTATGTAAAAAGTCATTACAACTAATATTTTTTCTAGCATATTCTAATTCCTTTTGTTGATTCTTGCTATATCCTTTTAGAACTCTCATATTTTCCACTCCTTGATATTTCTTTTCTTTTTTAACGTATTTGACTAATTTTTGAACCAATTCATTCTTTTAGCAATTTCATAAATAACTGGGACTGTCACAGAATTGCCGGCCTATTTATAAAGTTGTGAATTACTATTTACTTTCTCTGTTCCCTCAACGCTACTTCAAACACGTCACGTTTCGTTTCATTGTTCATCGTGTGTCTCCTTAATAGGCTTTATCACGCGTAGGTAGAAACCACCGCCGTAGTACCCATTGCCATAACCATCATCGCCACTTCCCACATCGAAGCGCTCATCATGGTAGTAGACAAACAAGCGAAATGTGTCATCTTCGTCATACACTGCTTCAACGTTGGTGATTGCGTTGTCGTGGTTGGCTAACAGTGACAAATCTGGCAAATCACTCCATCCATTTCCACATCCCCCACATCCTTCGTTCTCATATGTCAGCAGTTGTGTACCATCATCACAAGTCAACAAGTAGCCATCTGTATTCATATGTGCGTCATCTGGTGCAACTGCATCTTCAACCCTCATAATATGGCGTCCAATTAACCAATCGAAACCTTCACCGTCGAACTCTTGCTCATTGCTCATCGTCAGTCACCTCTTCTTTCTCGATTGTTGTAGTCCATTCTATCCGCGATTGCCTTAATAACTGGCACCGTCACACTATTTCCAGCCTGCTTGTATAGTTGACTATCACTTAGCCCAGCTTCGCGTGCTAAATTAAATGCCCAATCAGGGAATCCTTGTAGGCGCCACGTTTCTAACGGAGTCAGCTTGCGAATGCGTAAATTACCAGTCAACGTAGCCTGCTCAATACCCGTCGTTAAGGTGTTCGCAACACCATGGCCAACCCGTCCGCGTCTTGTCTTGCTATTAGGCTGAGAAAAGTTAATGCTGTCTCCCAATTGAGCAACGTCATACCCGATCTTGGTGGCTTCACGGATAGTAACCTTTGGCTCTTGCCCACCACCTTGCATTGTGCTTAATGTTGGTGAAATTCCATCGGTGCCGTATACTCGCCCAACCTGTGGATTACCACTGAATGATCCATCAGGAGTTAGATTTCCTACTTGTTTAACCGTGTTATTAGCTTCTCCGTTTTGTCTGATGATAGGAAATATTTGCTGGGTACGTCGTCCTCTAAGATGTCCAATAATGAATACTCTTTCCCTGTTTTGAGGCACGACTTCTTTTGAGTTAAGAACGTCCCACTCGATGTCATACCCGAGTGAGTCCAACTCAATTTGGAGGCTTGCAAAGTCCCATCCTGAATTAATTGAAAGTAAGTTTTTAACATTTTCAATGAGTAAATATGAAGGTTTCTTTTTGTCTTCGAGTTCATGAAGTTTTCTTGTAACGGCAAAGAATAGTGAGGAGCGATTTCCTTCAAAACCTTTTTGTTTTCCTGCGACAGAAATATCTTGACAGGGGAAGCCGAAACACCAGATGTCTGCTTCGGGTAATTCTTTTGTGTTAACTTTGTTAATGTCATGTTCCGTATATTCTCCTTCTGTATCAAAAATTGCTTCATAACTTTTTCTTGCGAATTTGTCTATTTCAACGAATCCAACACAAGTGTGTCCTGCTTGTTCAAGTCCTAGTCTGAAACCACCGATTCCGGCGAATAAGTCTAAAAACTTCATTTCTTTACCTCCTTAGAATGGATAACAAATGTCTCTTATCACATCATTTTTATCAGAATCGGTTATCTCTCTTCTTGCGTTAGTGAACGTCATAGGTAGCTTATTGTGATGTGTAAATACGTAAATAATGGCTTTCTTTTGTTTTACTATTAACCAAAACAATTGGTTGAGCTTCTTTATTAAGATCATGATTATAAGCGTGCATTAAATTTCCATAATAATCAGTCCATTCAAGGTTAGATACATTATTGTTTGAAGGATTGCCGTCACGATGATTAATAAGTTCATATCCCTTAGGATTTGGAATAAATGCCGCAGCCACTAATCTATGTACTAAGAAATCTTTACTTTTTCCATCTTTCCAAAGAGTTACTCGCTTATAGCCACCTTTATCAGTTTTGAGTTTCATAATTCTTTGCTTCCAATGCCTAACACCTACACCTTTTGTGTATGTAGTTTTATCCTTGTCCGTTTTTATAGTTCCTTTATTACTTACTTCGTAAATTCCTTTATATTCTGGTATTGGCTTGAATACTTCCATTAGTCTTCTCCTTAATTAGAAAGGTAAGTCTGAATCACTAATATCTATCGGTTTACTGTTATCCGCAAAAGGATCTCCCATTTGATTATTTTGGCCATTTGGCGAAATAGGTCGCGTGTTTTGACCTGACATTTGATTATTTTGCTGTTTTGTGGAAATGTCACCTTGATTTTGGCCTGACATTTGCGTTTTTGGCCGTTTTGTGGAAATGTCATTAGACGCTTCGCTTTCAGATCTCGATTCTAGTAATGAGAAATTTTCTACAACAATTTCTGTGACATAAACTTTTTGTCCTTGTTGATTTTCGTAGTTACGTGTTTGAATACGTCCATCAATCCCAACGAGCGAGCCTTTGTGTGTGAAATTGGCAAAATTTTCCGCAGCCTTTCTCCAGATAACACAGTTGATAAAATCGGCTTCTCGTTCACCTTCAGCGTTAGTAAATTGCCTGTTTACTGCTAATGTGAAGCTGGCAACTGCCGTACCTGACTGTGTGTATCTCAACTCGGCATCCTTTGTTAGTCGTCCTACTAGAACTACTCTATTTATCATTTGTATTATCACCTCTAAATTCATCTAAACTAATGTTAAGTGCATCAGCAATCTTAATCATCAATCCAATAGTTGGATTCTTTATTTTACCGTTAATAATAGAAACTATATTTGTCCGCGGCACATTGGCAATTCTTGATAACTCACTTTGATTAATATTTTTAGATTTGAGTATTTTTTTTAAGTTATTTTTGTACATTTTACACTCCATCTTGTATAAGAACTTTTGTTCTGCACAATATATTGACATGCTGTAATTTTTTCACTAGAATATCGGTATTGAATACACGTTTTGCTTATCCTCCCCAGGATTACTTCTTAATCGTGTTATTCAAAATAAACTTTGTAAGGAGCCAAAATAATGGCAAGAATTAAGGTAACATCGCAAACTAAATCTGGAAGAAACACAGCATTTCATGATAATCACACTGGAAAAAACATGACTAGAACTCAATTTGTTGATGAGATTAAAGCTGGAAATTATAACAACTATACTGTTAAAAATATAGGTAACAAGCCAACTCCAGTTTCTAAACCCGACTCATCCAAAAATAATAATTTGGGCTAATTGTCTAATCCAACATCAATCTCATATTTATAACCATTTTTCAATATTATCTGATTGTCTGAAATTACGGCAATTGGCTCTGAATCATTATTTACAATCACTATATTCTGCCAATTCTTAATTGAATTGGCATTTTTTTTATCATTATTCTTCATTGTTGACCTCCAATAGTTACCGTCTTAATATCTAGCTTCTCAATCATAGGAACAATATCGTGAGCTTTTAATAGGTTGTATAGTCCTACACGACCTTTTTGTGTCCATTTGGTTAAGGTACGTGGCTTGCCATCAATCATTCGTGTTGATGAGCTAACCCAACCGTTATCTTGATATTCAGAATATAAATACCAAATGCCACCCAATTTGTATTGAATCTTAAGCTTTTTAAGTAGGTCATTAAATGCTTTGGCACTCATTCCATAATCCTTTGCGATTGTCGTAGTAATGATTAATGATTTACTAGCCATGATTTGATCAAAGTAATTAACTTTGGGTTTCATAGCTTCAATTTGTTCTTGCTGATCCGCAGCTAGACGTAAAGCTTCTGCCATTGTTGATGGAACTTTGAAACCGCCAGTTTTAATGTGACTTTCCATTTTGTTGAAGGCTTCAATGTATTTAAGCTTAAATTTCATTGCTTTTTTGCCGGTGAACCCCATAGCCAATAACGTAAACCCATCACGATTCATATAAATAATTCGATATTGCTGTTTATTTTGAGGATGAGTATATGTATCTTCGTAAAATAGGTCTGCCCAATTTTGCGCAACCCCCTCTTTTAAATCATCAACTGCTCTTAATACATCTCGATGGTTTTTATTAAATGTTTCTGCTACTTGTAAGCTGCTAGTTACTGCTTGTTGATCTTTCATAATTACTAAATCGTTCATTTTGTCCACTCCTCAATCAGAATTTCAGTACGTGGGTGCTCGTCGTAATTCTTTTCAGTGTCGTGTTTCCAAATTTGCCCATCATCGAACCAAGCCTTTGCTAAGCCATCAAAAATAGCTTTTTCATAGTTGTCCAAGTCGGGCTTCACAGTCGGCTTTACCTCATGATTAGCACGCCTCTTATGCTCTGCTTTGGATAATCCTTTTTGGATTCTTCTGTAAAATCGAATATGTGCAACCAGAGGAACACCTTTTTTGAAAAGCTGTTTGTTATGATACTTATCCCAGTACAGCGTTTTGATTCCGTTTTTGTAAATCCGATATTTTTTGTCTGTATATCCCCGCTTCTTGCCACCTAGTGAGCTAAAACGAGGACGTGAGGCGGGTACTGGTTCACCGTCAATTACTAATTTCAGTTGATTAGTCAAGTTGCACGTCCAAAATATGTGGATTAGCATCAACAAGTTTTTTATCAATACGTCTTTGAATATGATTAATCAACGAAGCAGCTAAAATGATATCGTTATTAATTTCTATATTACCTTGATAAATTGAGCATTCATCGTCTAAGGCTGTTAGATTCTCAAGAGTGCCATATAATTGGCTATAAGCTGATTCAGCAACATCACTGGCAACAATCAATGTTTGATTCAAGTTATCGATGCTGTCACGTGAATAGCTTCGACTTGTAGGAAGTAGAAGCATTTTTAGTTCTGGTGTTAATTCCATATTTTTTTGTTTTAGCATTTTAATTTCTCCTAATTATTTCTCATGTCGCTACCGCTAAATTTAATTGTGTTAGCGGCTTTTTTTGTCATTAAGCGACTAATAATTTTTGGATCGTAAAGCTGTTGTAGCTCACGCCCTGTATTGTTTGTGGTGATGATATTTGTTTTATTTTTTCGATAATCTGCAAAGCGAAATAAGATTCGTTGAGCATAGTTAGTTGCTTCATTCATTTCGGATCTTAACGATGATTCACTGCCCAGATCGTCAATGACAAGCACGTCACAGTTCTTAACACACTCTTCAACCTTGTAGTTGTCTTGTTGTAAGAACTGATCTTTAAACGCCATTTGTGAGTTATTAACGAACATCGCAAAACTCAAGAAGTAGCATGATAATATGGTATCTTGGCTATTCAAACCGTTCAAAATGCTAACAGCCAACATAGATTTACCAAGTCCTGGCTCACCAGTAAAAAGAAAGTTACCTGTTTCACCGACATAGATCCTATTAGCAATATTCTTAGCCTGTTTAAGCTCACTTGCTTGTTCAGGCGTATCAGTTCTAAAATCTGCAAAATTGTATTGTAGGTCGCTGAAATCACTCACTAAAGAGCTTCTAAATATTCCCTCACGCTTAACTTGAATATTTTTTTTAGTGAATTCGATAGATCGTTGCTGTTCTCGTTTATCACGCTCAGAAATAACTTTTTTGAAGTCAATTCCTGAATAGTCAACACCGTGTTTTAAGGCTATTTCACGGGAAACTTTATCCAATCCAAACATTGATTCCATAGCTACCCCCTAGTACGGCAAGTCATAGAGTGGTTTTCTACCACCCTTGTTGCCATTAAAATTATTTGGTGCGTCTGCTTTATCTATCAACTTGCCAAACTGCTTTCTAAGTTTTGAAGCAGATAAGATATTGTTCTGCCAAAAACTGTCTTGTTGACACCATTCAATAATTCGTTTGATATCGTCGTAAGAACGTGCATCACGTTCGTGCATTAGTCTGATGTCATTAGCCCATTTCTGTGTATCAGGTGGGTTCTTGGAATCAGTCGGATAGATGCTAGAGTTACGTTCACGTATCTTAGTTAGCAAGTAATTGGCTAGTTTCAAATTAATATCGTCCGGGTCGTAAACACTCTTTGCGGGTTTCGAGTCGTGACTATCTTTATTACTTTTATTTACTTTACTTTTATTTACTTTACTTTGTGTATTAATGTTTACATTAACTCCTTTTGAATCAGAGTTATTGGCTACATTAATCCAATACAAGGTGGGTTTTTGTTGCTTTCTTCGCTTTGTAGCATCTAAATAGGTTTCTTGGATTCGCTGGCTCGTTAAAACCCTAACCGAATTGAACAGTTCCTTATCAAAGGTTCCGTAATCAATTAAGCGGGTAACGATTTGATCAGCCATGGTTGATGAAAGACCATCAATCTTATTGACCAACTGCATCTCACTCAATTTATTCCACTGCAAGTAGTAACCTTTCTTGTACACCGCAGACAGCAGATAAACCAACATGAGAACACCTTTACTACCAAACTCGCCCATTAGTGCTTCTACTTTTTCGTTATTTATAAAATCAACATCGAAGGGAAAGTAGTCAAGCCCAGATTTTATCGGTCTCGCCATCGCTACCCGTCCTTTCTAGTTAATTATGTCGTCCATTGATACAATTTCATTTAACTTTTTAGTTAATATGCAATACTCACATCGCTCACAACGTTCTGGTTCAACAATTCCATTTTTAACATCTTCAATATGAGATTGTTTCTCATCTATAAGTGCCTCCGCTTCATATAACCGCTCATCAGGAATCGATATAATGGCCTTATCAGGAATGTCTTGCTTAGAAACAGCAGCTATATAAGGATCACACCAAACACCAAATGTTTGATATATCAATTCTTTATAAACATACATTTGAAGTTGATAGTTCCATTTAGCAACAAACGATTCTTTAGTTCGCGTCTCGGAATTCCAGTACACTTTCAAAATATCCTGGGTTGTCTTTAAATCAATGAAATATCCTTTTTCAAGATTTAAACAATCAACTTTACCTTTCCAATCGACCCCATCGATTTGACCAGTAACAATCACTTCTTTACTTCCTTGATACAATTTAGTGAAACCATCATCATCTTTTAACGTATCAATTATCTTATCAGCATCTTTATATTCTTTAAGTAATCCGTGAGGCTTTCTCTTAGAAAGAAGTTCATCTTGATTCTTATCAATAAATTTCTGATGTGCTTCAGGACTTTCAAAATATGAATGCAAGTAATTACCAACTAGTAAAGCTTTCTTAAAATCAGGTTTATATTTGCCATTAATTTCAGCCATGGCCGCCGCTTCGCAAGCTAGGAACTTCTTAAAGAATGTCGGTGATTGATATTGCTTATCTGTCGTTAAATCGTAATAGTTCTCACTATTTAAAGAGATCCGTTTGCCCGTCCGGCTCTGGGTTTGATTCTCCTTCTGGCTCAACATCTTCATCAATACCCCCATTCTTAATTTCTTCGTAAGCTCGTTTTGCTTCTTCATCACTCATTGAGTTATCAGTTTCTTCAGTAACTGGTTCAGGCGTTACATCTTTAACCGGCTTATTATCCGTTTCCGGTTTATCTGGTACATCGCCTACTAGATCATCAAGATTCTTTTTAGGCTGGCTGTGTGGGGCTTTATTAACATCGCTGGTACTATCTTGAGTATTAGCGTCTTCCTCCGTGTACATAGCTCCTAAATCTTGTGGGAACGCCTCACGTAAAGCATTTACTATTGCAGTTTTGCGAATCATATTAGCAGGCATAGCCGCCCAAGTTGCAGTAGGTTTCCCATATTTAGTTTTTACAAACTCTGAATAACTAATTTCAATATAGATAGGTGCTTTTCTATCATCTCTGAATACGTTAGCCCAGCCTCCAACAAGTTCATCTGTCGGTAACGTAAATGCTCCGTCGGTGTAAATCACTTCTTTATCACGTACGACGATGCAGCCAGCTTTGATACCATTGTAATTTTTACTTTGTTCGGCACGTTTCATAAACGCATCTTTTGAAACAATGATTTGAGCTGGACTGTCACCAAACTTAATTAAGTACGCTTCATTTAAAAACGGGTTTAAATGTTGATACTTACATAAACTGATAAACATCAAAGCCTCTTGATCAGTAATCTTTCCGTTACCATTAACTAGAAAGTTTTTAACCGTATTGGCTGTTAGTTTTACGCTTTGACCATTAACATCAAAGTCGGTCGCCATTAACTCTTTATCATCTTTTGCTACTTCATTAGCCATAATTATTCCTCCTAGCTTCTTTCGACATCTTCAAATTGGAGCATGTCATCGAAATCATTTGATACTTGCTTGAATCCATTTAATAAGAATTCGTGTTGCCCTTGTCGTGTCATAGCGTTAAATAGTTCTGTGACACCATATATATGTTTATCCAGCAACCAACTAATAAAGCTATCTGTGTCGCCGTAGTCAAAATAATAGCCATCAAATTCTTGAACACTGCTATATGGGTCAAGCGTTTCATTTTTATAATCCCGAATAATCTCGCCATCGACTGTGAAGTAATCTTCATTTAACGTTGGAGCAGATCCGTAAGAATTAACTGCTCTATATCGTTCCTCGTCATATAGATACGAGTTATCTAAATCGATTTGTTTCATTTTACTTACCTCTTTTGTGGTAAAATATGTGTATTGAAAATTTTATTTTGCTGAGAGACTTGCTATTTTGTGGATAGCAGGTCTTTTTTTATTACATCAGGAGTTCTGTCTGTATATGTATCGATAACATAGCTTTTATTTGAAAAATAAATCAAAAACTTTTTTAAAACGTTCATTTTGCTTCTTTATCCACCCTTCATCAAAATCAAACATATTTAGAAATCCGCCTTCTTCACTTGAAAAATATCCAACTAGAAAAGCGACGCTACTAAAAAATAATATCCAAAACATATTTATTACCTCCTAGAAACTGAAAATATATTGGTTAGTGACATTAGTTAAACTGCGGTTATATGAATTACACTCGATTGATATTCCTGCTTTTTTCAAAAATTGAAGTACATCGTTTGGAATTGGTTCTACATAGCTTTTTTGAATACTACTCATTTGATTAAATTTTGCTATGCTAATTTGCTCTTGCAGATCAGTTAAAAGTTTTCTACTTTTAGCTTTTTCTTTTCCAATTTTTTCAGTTTTGTTTAAGTAATCCGCAAACAGTTCCGGATCTGATATATACATTCTTAAATTCCTCCTTTAATAAAATATTGCGGGTGATCTATTACGAACTTCCCAAACTCCGGAGCTATAAACTTCCAATGGCTATGACCATCTGAATAATAAACACAACCACCGTTCTCTATATCTAGCTGTTTTCTGATAAAAGGCTTATCTAATATTGATCTAAGTGTTTTATCAGAAAGTTTTGAAATCTTCATAGCCCACTTGAAATTTTCTAATCGGTTTTCTTCGACATATGGATTTTGCAGATCTTCTAAGGTCCGCTTATCAATCCAGCCAAGCACTAAATTATTTTTCTCGGCAATCGGTTCAAACTCGAATGATTTAGCTTCTTGCATGATGATAACTCCTTTCTATCAAGGCTTTTTGAATAGGTACGCCGTAATCTTTAGCAATATTGAATGTCGCTAAAGTCATTTGTATGCCTGTCTCAAGCATTTCTATTAAGCGGGGTTCAATAATACGTATATCCGGGTTAGGCTTACTCAACTCAACTTTTAGCTTTTCTAAAGCCTCGTCGCTGTCCATATCTTCTGTCTGACTTCCGACTACCATGGATAGATCATCATTTCTATACCTACTAGTAAGTTCCAACATTATCGTTGGAAGATTATTTTGGTAACAGAAAACTGCTAACTTAAATCTGTTATCTCCTAAACTGTCAGCTATTGGCCAAAGGTATTCGTCTTTGACCTTTCGCTTTTTCATCCACTTACCAACTGCTGCCGCTGTAACTCCGGTAGCCGCCGCAATATCTGGATCTTTTATATTTGACCTGATCTCCAAATTAAGAAACTCTTGAAATATGTTTACATCATTCATGTAATCACCTCCTTTTAGTTGCACTTTTTTGGTAGAGTCATAAACCTAATAGTTAATACAATTTAAGTGTATTTTAATTAGTCACTTTCTTATCACTATATGTGATGTTTTCTCCAAAAAAAAGAACCCCCACGCTGGTATTAAAGTGATTTGCCATTTTAATTTTAAGTGAATCTGACACACCTTGGATTCCTTGCTCCGCCTTTTGATACTTAGAGATAGATATATTAAGGCGTTCCGCTGATTCTTGCTGTGTTTCCCCCAAAATATTCCTATACTCTTTTAATTTATTCATCAAATCACCTCCTTATTACTTTATGTGATAACTATACTATTACTAATTGTAATTGTAAACACTATTTGTAATATTATCCTATTTTTTACCCTAACTATCACATAATGTGATAGTTTATTACTAAAGGAGCTGAATCCTATGACCACCGGACAAAGAATAGCTAAACTGCGAGTGCGTAAAAATTTATCACAACCACAACTGGCGGATATACTTCATGTTAGTCAAAGTACAGTCGCGATGTGGGAATCCAATAGAAGAAATGTAAGCAATGACGATTTAAAAAAATTATCTAAATATTTTAAAGTATCGACTGACTATTTACTGGGTAATAATGAAGAACCCGAATTGCTAGCAAACCATTTGGATATCAATTATAAAGACCTATCAGACGATCAAAAAAAACAAGTAAAAAACTTTATAAAGTTTCTTAGAGATCAAAATGAAGAAAATTAGGACTGATGTTTAATGAATAGACTTGAATATTTAATGAGTAAATATTCTGAATTAAAATTTGTTTATACGGGACGTATGGCAGACTTCCAAGGAGCGACTATATATAACGACCACGTTTACATTAATGAAAATAGATCTTATCAACAAAATCTCCAAGATGTCGCAGAAGAAATTGGACATTACGAAACAACCGTTGGGGACATTTCCGGTCAAGACGGTTTAAATGAAAGAAGACAAGAATTACAGGCGCGTAGGTACGGTTATATGCTACTTGTTGACCTAGATAGTCTAATAGCTTGCTATAAAAACGAGATAAAAACTCCTTGGGAACTTGCGGACTTTTTCGAGTGTAGCGTCTCTTACATTTGGAAGGCTATTGACGCTTATCGCCTTAAATACGGAGAAAAATTTGATTATAAAGGATATTGCTTCAATTTAAACGGTGGCTTCAACATGAAAAAAATTAGGTAATATTACGTCCAGAAACTGACGACTTTAAAAGCTGAAAATTTAGGGGGTTTATTATGTCTAAAAAAATAGTGGGGAAAGACGGAAAGGAATACTCCGTTAAAGAGAAAAAGCCGTTTTATAAAAAATGGTGGTTCTGGTTAATCGTCGCTATCGTTCTTATTTTTATTGTACCGGCAATGATCGGCGGATCTGGTAACGATAGCTCGGATAGTTCTGATGTTAAAGACGCAAAAACAACTAATACAAGTAAAGATACTGACGATTCAAATACGGCAAAGAATAATAGTAAAACAATAGAACTCGATAATGATGAAGCTACCGTGCTTAAGGAAATAAGTTACAATCCTAAATATAACGACGAATCATGGGCCGGAACTAAGGTCAATATTGATCGCGTAAAGGTTGCCAAAATTAAACCATTTAAAGATAAAGAAGAAGATAACCACGTTTATAAGGGAATTATACTTGTTCATTTTAACGTCGAAGCCTCTAGGGATATTAATTTTTACCCTAGCCAAGGAACACTGGTTACAAGTGATGGCCAACAAGTGGACGCAAATATGTATTCTAGTGATGATTTTGACGGTGACATAGCTAAAAATGCAAAAAAATCAGGTAATGTTCTATATACTTTAACAACACTAAATAATCCCAAGGACATCAAGAACATCAGATTAAAATGGGACGCTAATTATGATACCGATGATGTCGAGGACGATAGTGCTTATAAAACTTATGACATAACGGTTAATCTAGCAAATTAAATATTAAGCCTTAATTGGCTTTTTATTTTTATCGTCAAAAGAACATACGTGCCCCTATTAGTTAATTAAACCCCCTTGATTTGTAAATTTTCTGTTGAAAAAACGGCAAAAAAATAGAACTAAACCGAAGTTTAGTTTATGAAAGTGAGAAATTGATAAATGTCGGTTAATAAAAGGAATGGAAAATGGGAAGCTAGAATTTCGTATAAGGATAATCACGGGAAGTATCATACTAAAAGTAATACTTTTGATCGTAAGTCAGCTGCGATAGATTTTGAAAGAGAAATGCAGTTAGATAAAAAGCAAATGGACTTTAGTAAGATCAACATATCATTTACAGATTACTATACTAAATGGACTGAACTTTACCGCCTTCCTGGCGTTAACCAGGGTGGTATGAAACGGTATGAGAATTATGGGAAAAAATTAAAGGAATATTTTGGCGATGAAAGACTTATAGATGTTTCAAAAAGTGAATATCAAGAATTTATTAATAAATACGGTGCAAAGCGATCAAAATCTACCGTTAGCCGCCTAAATTCGTATGTGAAGGCAATGTGTGACGAGGCGATAGACGAAGGTATCATGCGCCGAAACTTCACTAGGAACGTAAAATTAGTGTTTGGAGTGGCAGCCGTTAATGCGGAAGATAAATATTTGCAGCTAGATGATTTTGCTAAATTGCTACATCAAGCTGAATTAAGATATGACCTGTCTAATACATCAGCTCTTGAAATAATATTTATTGGTAATTCTGGTGCTAGATTTGAGGAGGCTCACGCATTGAGTTGGAATAATGTTCATTTTGAAAATAATACTGTAACGATCAAACACGCGATACCCTCCGGAGGAAACACGATTAAGGAAACAAAAAACCCGACTTCAACTAGAACAATCGCTATAAATCCTAAAACTATGGATCTTTTAAAAAAGCATAAAACTAACCAAGAAAATTATTACAAAGCTAAAGGGATAACGAACGATAACGATTTTGTATTTAGAAATAAAAAAAGAGAAAACCCTAGTAATAAAGCCGTAAGCGATATGTTGAAAGATCTTCTTAAGGAGGCAGGCGTAAAAGATGTAATAACACCTCACGGGTTAAGACATACGCACGTATCTTACTTGTTTGCCCATAATTTCAGTCTACTGTATGTTTCTCAGCGAGTTGGTCATGCCAACCCACAAGTAACGTTAAGAATCTATGCCCACATCATGCGTGCCGTTCAGCAGGACGAAGACGCCCGCCTAGAAGGCTTACTAGATGATTTTTAG